TTTCCTGTATGCGTTGCATGGCTGCCATTATAAGTACATCCTGTAAGCGATTTTCTTTTACCAAAGCAAAAGTATATGCTTTCATAATGCTTTCCGGTAAAGCCTCCACCTCTCTGCATTTCATTTCTATTTCAAGTTCAACTTCAAGCGGTGGTTTTCCAACAAGAATATGAAAAAATTCTTTGTGGTTCATCTACCTGGAAAGAGTGCTTGCTCCAACATATCGCATAATTTGTCATCAACCTCATTGTCTGTTTTTTCTACACAGGCACGAACGAGATCTAAAGCAAGTTGACGTATTGCTTTTGATTTGAGAAAGGTGAGAA